ATCGTAAGAAGACAGGTAACACTAAGCTAGGAGTTACATGTGGTTTCTGCGCTTTTAAACACAAGTGTTGGCCTACATTACAGACTTTACCTTCACCTAACTCGAAGGCTAAGAACCCACCCATGATTGACTATATAACTTTAAAGGAAGAACAAGATGCCTAAACTTACTATAAACGATAAAGAACATGATACTGAAGACTTTAATGAAGAGCAGTTAGCCATGTACAATGAAATCATGATTGCTAAACAAGAAATGAACAGATGCGAGTATGTATTTAAGGTATTAGAAGCACGATGTAATCAGTTAGCAGGTATGATTGAAGCTCAGCCAGAAGAAACTACTGATGGCTAAAAGAACAACAGCTAGATATCACAACTCTAGACGTTATCGCAGTGGCTTGGAAAAACAGGCCGCTGCATTCTTAGCCGAACATCAGAAAGAAGTTAAGTATGAGCTACTAAAGATAGAGTGGGAAGACCTACGCTACAGAACTTATACACCAGACTTTGAGTTAGACAACGGTATCATAATTGAGACAAAAGGAATACTTGATAATGATGATAAACGCAAACATTTAGCTATACAGAAACAACATCCAGAGTTAGACATTAGGTTTGTATTTAGCAATGCTAATGCCAAGTTATACAAGGGTGCTAAGAGTAGATACTGTGATTGGTGTGATAAGAATAATTTTCTTTGGTCACATCGAATAATACCCCAAGAATGGTTGACAGAAAAGGGTACTAGATCTAAAAAAGATAAGATAGTACTCAAAACAAAAAGGAAAGATTAATGGTGTTTCAGTTAGACGATGATGAAGTAGCTCTAGTTATCAAACCTTTGTATGAAGCTAATGGAGAGTGGGAAGGTGATGTAGCTACTGGTGTGGCTATGAATGAATCCATCTCTCTAGACTTAAACATACAGCGTGGTATGGTTAATATCATTACTCTCATGACATCATTTTTATCCTACTCTGACGATAAAGAAGAACTCGTAGATGAAGTAATTAAGTGGCGTGAAAAGTTATTCGCTGAATTAGATGAATCACCTTTTGCAGAGTACGAAACAGATAAAGACAGTAACGTAATAACATTGACTAAGTTTACTAAGACAAAGGGTAATGCATAATGGCTAAATGGAATCTAGAGAAGCAGCAGGAAGATCAAGGCTTTGATCCTGTTAATAAACCTGCACACTACAACCAAGAAGGTATTGAGTGTATAGACTATATCAAACAAGTTGTAGGCTTGGATGGTTTTATTGCCTATTGTCATGGCAACATGATTAAGTATCAACATAGATATCGCTACAAGGGTAATGGTGTTGAGGATATGAAGAAGGCAGAGTGGTATTTGTCTAGAATGAATAAAGCTCTAGCGGAGAAGCACAAATGAGCGATAAGAATTTTGATGTAACTCTACAGGTAGTAGTCAGTAAGGATAACAATATACTGTCTTCGCATGAAGAGTCACATCCAGATGATGTAAAGGATTTAGTGTCAGATACATTCTATGATGTAGATGATGTTGAGGTAAGTAACATAATAGTTAAAGAGAGAGAGAAAAATGAACAGTCTTAGAGAGTACCAAATTAAAGCAGTTAGCTTTGCTATATATCCTGCAACACATAAGGTTCTATACCCAACGTTGGGCTTGTGTGGAGAGACAGGAGAGATAGCTGAGAAAGTTAAGAAACAAGTACGTGATAATAATTTTAACAGGCATGAAGTAGCTAAGGAACTAGGAGATGTACTCTGGTATTTGGCTAACCTGGCTAACGATATTGGCTATAACCTAGACGAGATAGCTAACATAAACATTGAGAAGCTTTCATCACGAAAGGAACGAAACAAGATACAGGGATCAGGAGACAACAGATGAACAACCACTTACCAACAGACTATCAATCATTCATACACAAATCACGTTATGCTAAGTACTACGAGGGTGATGGGCGTGAGTCGTGGGAGAATACTATTGAGAGATACTCTGCTAATGTAATAAGAAACTTGGCTGATCCTGAAACTAAGTTTAAACTGGAGCAAGCTATCTTAGGCTTAGAAGTAATGCCCAGTATGCGCTCTCTAATGACTGCAGGTAAGGCAGCAGACAGAGACAATACCTGTATGTATAATTGTAGTTACTTAGCTGTTGATGATGTAAAAGCATTTGATGAAGCTATGTTTATCCTATTGTGTGGTACTGGTGTAGGCTTCTCTGTAGAACGTCAATCTATATCTAAGCTACCTGAAGTGCCGTTTCTCTGGAGCAGTGAGACAAACATTGTTGTAAAGGATAGCAAAGAAGGTTGGGCTAAAGCATTACGTCAAATGATTGCATTACTGTATAGTGGTGAGATCCCTACGTGGGACGTTTCTAAGGTTAGACCTGCAGGTGCGCCACTTAAAACGTTTGGTGGTAGAGCATCAGGACCTGCTCCGTTGGTAGATCTGTTTAACTTTGTAATTAAGACATTCAAGGATGCACAAAACCGTAAGCTATCCTCACTAGAATGCCATGATATTATGTGTAAGATTGGGGAAGTTGTTGTGGTTGGTGGTGTACGTAGATCAGCTATGATCTCACTATCTAATCTATCTGATGATCGTATGCGTCACGCTAAGTCAGGCTCATGGTGGGAGAACGATCCACAAAGAGCATTAGCTAACAACTCTGTGTCATACACTGAGAAGCCTGACAGTCTGTCATTTATGCGTGAGTGGATGGCTTTAGTTGAGTCAGGCTCAGGAGAGCGTGGTATCTTCAACAGACAAGCCTCTAAGGTACAAGCAGCAAAGAATGGAAGACGTGTTTCTGACTATGATTTTGGTACAAATCCATGCAGCGAAATAATTTTGAGGCCGTCACAATTCTGTAATTTAACAGAGGTAGTTGTTCGTGCAACAGACACACTGGACACCTTATCTGAGAAGGTAAGGCTTGCAACTATACTTGGTACTATTCAGTCTAGCTTCACTAAGTTTCCATACTTACGTAAGATCTGGACTAAGAATACCGAAGAAGAAAGACTACTTGGTGTGTCCTTAACAGGCATTATGGATAACCCCTTAATGACCCTCAAAAACAAAGGATTGGAGAAAACTCTTGACCACCTTAAACAAATCGCCGTTACTACTAATGCTACTTGGGCTGAACGCCTTGATATCCCTGTCAGTGCTGCTATCTGCTGTGTTAAACCAAGCGGTACTGTCAGTCAACTCGTTGACTCTAGCAGTGGGATTCACGCTCGTCACTCAGCCTATTATATTAGGACTGTTCGTGGAGACAACAAAGACCCGTTGACAAAGTTCATGATTGATCAGGGTATACCTAATGAGCCAGACGTAATGAAGCCAGATGCTACTACAGTGTTTAGCTTTCCTATGAAAGCTCCAGAGGGTGCAACAGTTACTGCTGATATGTCTGCCATAGAACAGCTAGAGATGTGGTTAGCCTATCAGCGTCACTGGTGTGAGCATAAGCCCAGCGTTACAATCAACGTAAAGAATGATGAATGGTTCGAGGTCGGTGCATTCGTGTACAAACACTTTGATGAAATGTCTGGTGTATCATTCCTACCGTTTAATGAGCATACGTATCAACAAGCACCATACCAAGAGTGTGATGAATCAGCCTACCATAAGATGTTAGGTATTATGCCATCCAATATTGATTGGTCATTGCTCTCTGAGTATGAGAGTGAAGACAATACATCAGGTAGCCAGACACTAGCTTGCTCTGGAGACGCTTGTGAAATTGTAGACTTAACATAAACAAAGGCATCAGCAATGAATATTTTATTAGGACTAGCTCTTACAATACATATGGATACTACAGGTGATTATAACTCGTATCATCCACACATAAGGTTTGAGGAAGGTCAATTCATTGCTGGTGCATACTATAATAGTGAAAGAAATATAAGCCCATATATAGGAGCTAAGCTCTCTAATGAGTTAGGCTTCTTTGAGTATGGTGTTGTGTCAGGCTATGAAGGCCAAGCAGGGGCATTACCATACGCAAGATTAGGCTTAACTTTAAGTGAAACAGGGTCACTATTTATTGCACCTGCGTTTGAGAAGATATACGGTGAGGTAACAACTGGAACTGTAATTGGATTTGAGATTTTATATTAAGGGATAAATATGTATACTATCATAACAAGAGATAACTGTAGCTTCTGTGACATGGCTAAGATGATGCTAAGAGAGTCTAACATAGCCTACACAGAATATAACGTAGAATCAGGTAGCTCTCAGTGGGTACTAACACTCATAAGACAGGCAAATCATACAACAGTACCACAGATTTTTGCTTCTGATGGTAGCTACATTGGCGGTTATGCAGAGCTAAAGAAATTTCTTGGTACTTTTGCTGAGGGCGCTTTGTAGTGCAAGGAGAACTATTTCAAGATATAGAATCCTTAGAAGAGATAGGTGGAGATACCCAAGTATGTAAAATATGTAGTAAAGAAAAGCACATTAGCTTTTTTCATAAGGCTAGTACAAATAAAAATAATCTAGATACACGCTGTAAAGCCTGTTTTAAAAAAGACTCTAAATATAGAGTAGAGCTAAGAAAGCGCTATGAACATTTAAAGACAAACTTCTGTGAATGCTGTGGTAATACTTCTAATAAATCTTTAGTGGTAGATCACTGTCATGATACTTTAAGATTTAGAGGATGGATATGTCAGTCTTGTAATCACGGTATAGGCAATTTAGGCGATGACATTAAAGGTGTAGAAAAAGCATTAGAATACTTAAGGAAACATAATGAACAACAATCTTGAGCCACTACAGAAGCCCACACGCTCTAGACGAAAGACAACATATAAGGGTGCAGCAGTAAAAGTTACATCAGGTATACTTCCAAGGACGGATAAACAGAAAGAGTT